AAAACCACTTAAAAGGGATGAGTGGGAGATTAAAGATGACCTCAGAGCAGTTAAAAGAGCTATGAAAGTCTTTAAAGATAAAGAGCGACTTAAAGATGTTCAAGATTTAATCAAGGCTCAAAAAGCCACAGAAGAGAGCTTAGATGCGGTAGCAGATGGAGATTTGCAAAAAGCACTAGGTTTATAAGAGAGTCGTGTTTCCTACCTTAATGTAGGTAGTAATTGTGTAGAGAGAGCCTAACCCTAAGTGTGTCCCTCTATCTTTTACTATCTACATTAGGGTAGGCAACAAATAAAAAATGTCTTAAAGGCATTTACAAAAAACTAAGGAAGTGTACCATGGGTGTTTTTAGTGGATTGTCTGCTTCGGATTTTTTATCTGATGCTGACACAAGAATAAGTTATAGTAAAACAGTAACGAAAGAAGTTACTAAGAAGTCAAAGGTAAAACCTTTTATTGCAACAAGCGAAGCAGATACTACAAGTATCATCAAAACTGTTTTAAAAACTTGTGAGATGGGTTCAGTTGTTGGTGTTGAGATGGAAGACGCTCTTATCGAGAGTGGTGCTGTTGGTAATGTTGATTTCTCAGCAAGTGGCGAAGAGCTTAAAAACATCAAGCAGTTCATTAAGATTGATAGATTTCAGCACGCTGTACCATCAACTCAAAGTATTGTTAATCAGAGAAATGCAGACAAGTTTAAAACTCGTGCTAAAAACTCTCTAATCAACTGGGGAACTATGAAGTTTGATAAAATCTTCTTCTCTGCTATGAGTGCTGATTGTACTAATGTTGTTGTTTCAGGTAATCATAGTGATGCTACACCAGCTAACCTTGTACTTGCAGATGTTCTTACAACTGCTGATGTTGAAGAGGCAAAAAGAAGAGCTTTACTTGGTGTTGATTCACAAGGTAATGCAGTTCCTCCTTTAATCCCTGTTAAGACTACTCAGTCTGAAAATATTGGGTATTACGAAGAGGTTGAGTACTTTGTTATGTTCGTTGGAACTAACACTGCAAGAAACATCAAAAATGATGCTAACTGGGCTGAAGCTCGTAAAGATGCTTTAGAGCGTGGAAAAACAAATCCTATCTTTAGTGGTGCTTTAGGTTTTTGGGATGGTGTTCTTTTACTAGATGTTAAATCTGATACTGCTCGTCAGTCAGGTATTTTAACTTCTTCTAGTAAGTTTGTTGGTTTTGGTAATGTTAAATCTTCTGATTTATCTATCTATGAGGGTGGAACTGGACAAGAGACTGAGATTAACTTACTTCTTGGTGCTGGTGCTTGTCATGTTGTTGTAGATCAGGGTATTGCATATTACGATTGGGCAGATAAAAATGACCCTCGTAGAATGAACGCTGGTATTGATAGAGTTTACGGTCTTGCTAAAACTAAGTATGAAGCAAGTGCTAATGATGGTGTGCTAGAAGATAGCATTTTTGATGGTAAAGATTATGGTGTTATCGCTGTAGTTTCATCTACTGGTATATAAGGAGCAATAAATGGCTATTACAGTTAAAAGAAAGAATCGTGAGATTCGTGATGGTGGGGTTATCTCTTTTGAGGTAACTGGTGGAGATGTTGGTAAGACTTATGATTTCATGGGAATTGCTGAGGGTTTTAGAATTACAGATGTAAATCTAACTGTTGATGAAGTGTTTGATACTGCTGATAATAAGATATCTGTAGGTATTGAAGGCGATTTAACTCGCTTCATGGCTCAACAAGATGTTAATGCTGCGGTTGCTGGTTTCGCTGGCAATAATCGTCAGTTCACTGCATCTCAATCAACTGCTATTGTTGTTGATGTGGTTGGTACTGCTTCTACAGGTGGTAAAGCCACTGTTACTGTTGGTTATGCAAAACTTCCAGTATCTAAGCAAGAGTACTAGGTCGCTCTTATGGCTAAAGTACATTTTGCACCAAATAGTGCCATCAAGTATGTTGGGTCTAAGGCTAAGGTTTTCGATACCTCCTTAGCTCGCCCTAAGCCAACAATTAAAAAAGGCGATATCATTATCGTTGATAAGAGAACAGCTTTTAATCTGACTCATAAAGGTTTTGGAGATTTTAAAGAAGTTGATTCGATAGAGTTTGTTAAGAGTGATGTTCATACAGCAGAGACTATCTCTAAGCTAAAAGAGGAACTTGGTGTCGCCTTGAAATCTTTAGCTAGTGATGAAGATAGTGAAGAGTTAAAAGCGTATAAGACTCAAAATAATGAGCTTTTTGCTAAGAATGTTGAGCTTACAAAAGAGCTTACTGCTCTAAAAGCTGGAGATAGTGAAACGACTACAGACAGTGACACTTCATCAGGTGATGGAGAGTAATCATGGTAGCAAGCGACTTTATTCTAAAAACAAGAGCTGACTTACAAGAGAAATCAGAACACTGGAAGAGTGAAGAGTTGCTTGGCAAACTGCAAAGATGTTATATCTCTTTGCAGTTTGACTTACCTTTTTTTATAACAAGTGTAGAGCTTGCTATAAAAAAAGATAAAAGCGAATACTACCTAGATAATGTAGGCTTAAAAGATATATCTTTAAAGATAGATAATGTAGAGTTTAAATATACAGAACTAGAACATTTCTACTCAAGACCTACTGAACCTCTTTATGCTTTTAATGAGAACAGAGTACTTATAAATCAGACTCCAACTGCTGATGCTATAGGTACTCTCATATATAAGTATCAAAAAGAGATAGCTACTGCTAACTGCGAGATAGAGATACCTCTTAACTGGCACAGGGCTTTAAGATATCTTTTTTTAAGTGATATACATGAAAAACCTACTCGTAATACCAAAGAGAGAGACTTGAGTGTTCACTATCTAAAGCTTTATAAGCAAGAGATTAGAGAGCTTAAGATAAATAAAAAAGCTCGACCTAAGAATATAACTTCAAAATACCAAAGGATTTAATTATGGCATGGGATAGTAAAGATACAGCGTTAGCGATTCAAGGGTTTGGTTCACTGGCTTCTGCATGGGGTCAATATGAGACTGATAAGAAGAAGAATAAGCTTTTAGAAAATCAGTTAAATTATGAGAAAGAGAAAGATGCTCTTGCTTTAGCTAAGATGGATACAGCACAAGGTAATCTTGATGATGCTTTTGCTCAGTCTCCTTTAAAGAAGAAGAAAAAACTTGATGCTAATGGTAATGAGATAGTAGAAGATACTACTTTAACAGTATAAGGCAGAAGTATGTTTGATGATACTACCCTCTTAGTTGATTGGCTCAGAGAGTCCTCTCGTCACTTTAAAAAGACTAAAGAGTTTTCCCGTAAAGTAAGAGAGTACTACAATGGCGACCAGCTAGACACTACCATAAAAAACATACTCGCTAATCGTGGACAGCCTGAACAGTATGAGAACAATATCGCCAAACATAATAACGCTATACTTGGCTTTAAAAAAGAGAGAGATGTAGAGATAAAGCTTTTTGGCAGACAGCAAAGAGATAGAGAATCTGCACAGATGCTTAATGCTCTGCTTAAAGCTATAACACAAGTGAGTGAGTATGCTCAAGAGGTAGATGCTCTTGATGATGAACTATCCCTAGAGGGTATTGCTATCGCTGAGCTTAGTATCAGTGCGAGTGGTGAGTATGATGAGTTTAATCGTGAGCATAAAGATTTAGAGACAAAACAAGTTCCTAGCAGTGAGATGTATCTTGACCCATTTTCTCGTGGGAAAAACTATAATGATGATGCAAGGTATCTCACTAGATGTTTTTGGATAGATAAGGCAGATCTCTTTGCTCTTGGTTTTTCTAAAGATAAAATCGAAGAACTTACAAATACAAACTTCATAGCTGATGTTGTTGAAGATGATTTATGGGCTGATGAGACAATCAGAAAGAGAGTGTTGCTTGCTTACACTTGGTACAGAAAGTGGGATGATACAGAGAAAAAAGATAAGTTCTACTATGCCTTTTGGAGTAACGAGACTATCTTGCTTCAAAATGAAACTCCTTTTTGGTTTGATGGCTTTCCTTATGAGATAGAGTTTTTAAGCAGAGACTTCAAAGGCGATATAAAGTACTGGGGATTGTATAGAGATATCATGCCTATTCAAGACCATATAAACTATGCAAAGCTTAGACTTCAAAATATGCTTGCTAACAATAAAACTCTCATAAATAAGTCTGCTTTGATAGATGAGGACATAGATGGGTTCAATGAAGAGTACTCTTTAGATAATGCTACTGTTATGGTTGAGGATATCAATGGGATTAAAGATATCAAGCAGAATGTTCAGATACAGCAGATACTTAACATCATCATAGATGGGCGTAATCAGATAAGTGAGCTGTTAAACTCAAATAAAGAGATGCTTGGTACTGCAAATAACCGTATGAGCGGAGTCGGTCAAGAACAGAGAATACAGACTGGTTTAGTTGGGCTTAGTCGTTTTATGAATGCCAGTGACAATCTACAAAAGAAGCTTATCAAAAAGAGTGTGAAGTTTATAGAGCAGTATTATGATACTCAAAGAGTTGTCTCTATCATAGATGAAGATTATATGCAAGACTTTATCACTATGAACGAGGCTGTAGTTAATGAGATGGGCGGTGTAGATTTTGAGATGCTTGGTGATGGCATGGTTAGACCTATGGCTAAGAACTCTATCAGCGTAGGGAAGTATGATTTGATATTTACAGCTAAGCCTAAGTCTAGCTCTATGAGTGCTGAGAGACTTAGACAGAATGTAGAGTTGTTAAAAGTGCTGCAGAGTACTGACCCTGAGCTGGTTAAGTATCTTGTTCCTGATATTCTTAAAGATAGTGATTCTCCTAGTGCTAAGAAAATAAGAATGATAATTGAACAGAGGGACGAACAGTCTCAGAACTCTCCGCAAGCTCAGATGCAAGCTCAGCAAGAACAAGAGATACAGAAGTTAAACATGATGCTTAAACAGTCTCAAACAACTCTAAATAACTCTAAGGCTAAGGCTATGCTTGATAAGAATAAAATAGACTTACAAAAAGCCTTTAGCGGTTCACTTATAGCTAAAGAGAATGTCAAAGCTAAAAGTGATAAAAATCAATTAGATGCTATGAGAAGGATAAAATAATGGGTTGGTATGATGCTTTTAAAGGAAACACTGCGAGAGTAAACATGAGTGGTGTGACGAGTGATGCTGGTAGTGGTGCTAAGAACTTTGGAGATGCTTTTGTAGATTTTGGAAAGAGTATGCGAGATGTTGAGGGAGAGAGAGCAAAACAAGAGCTGCTTAGTTCTAAAACAGCTTTAGCAGAAAATGAGTTGGCTGAGATTGAAGCTACTAAAAAGCAGAACACTCTTGATGATGCTTTTAAAAAGGATTTTAATACAACTAGCGATATTGCGTATCAAAAATCTCTTTTAGAGTTTGAAAAGCCTGATGGGGATTTTGACTCTAATGTGTCCAGTGATGCGTTTAAATATGCACAGAGCAAGATTGTTGCTGATGAAAAGGTGGCACAGGGTAAGTTTAATGATGAAGCTATAGAGAGTTCTGTTGTTGGCGACTATGCAGATATGAATAGTTTTGTGGCTGATAATGATGTGTTAGTTAAAAATGCTGATGGTGCTACAATGGCAAAAATAGATAAGTATTTCAGTGATAAAAGCAATGCCTTAGCGAAGCTCAATGCAAAAGAGAAAGATATTAAACACGCTACTGCACTGCTAAAAGCACAGGGTAAAAATGGCGGTGGTGATAAGTTAAACAAAGATTTGATTGACTTACAAAACTCAATTGCCAAAGAGTATGGAACATATAATAAAGCTACTGGCTTGTATGTTATAGATAAAAAGAATAAAGATGAGGCTAGCTTTGCTCTTGAATATGGTACAAATCTTCTTAATAATGGTTCTAAAAGTCTTGCAAAGATTAGAAGCAATACTAAACTTAAATATAAAGAATACATTGATAAGAAAGAGAAAGACAAAGCAGAGAAGAGTAAGCCAAGTTGGAAAAACTATCAGAATTAAGTGGTACAGATTTAGCACCCACTTAAGTACTTTTAGTAGGCTAAAATAGGTCTTTATATAATTATAAAGGCTTCTCTTGGAAAAGTTACCAATATTTAATGATGATGAATTTCAATCCCTCGACCTTACACAAAAACAATCAATTACAAATAACTACTTTGATGCTGAAATAGCAGATGAAGAGTTCAATCTTTTAGATGATAATCAGCAAAAGAGTATTAGAGATAACTTCATAAATGCTCAGCTTGATTTTGATGTGAGTGACACTTTTAGTAAGGTTGTTGATGCAACTAAAGAGTTTGTTAATACCGACAAGCCATACACACAAACTGATGAAGTAACAGACCCTGCTCTTCATAATCCTACTGCTCCTAATGTTGATGGCTCTGTGCCTGAGCCTATAAAACCACAAGAGACAAAAAAAGAGAGTAGTTTTTTAGATGATACTAAAGAGTTCTTCTTTGGAACAGGAGAGGATTATGAGAACCCTACATCTCAGAACTGGGAACTTGGGAAGAGACTTGTAAACAGAACTAATGAGCTTACTGGAAATATGATACAAGGAGCATACAAGGCTTTAGACTTCTTCATGACCTCCCCTCTTGAACATCTTGGATTACAGAGTGACTCACAAAAAGAGTCTGCTAAAGAAAAAACTAAATGGTTTGAAGATGCGAGTGACAATCTAAACGAGTTTGTTTATGAGAAGAATAAGCTTGATGTGAAACCTACCCACACTTGGGATGAGACTAAAAAAGCTTTTAATACTGAGGGTGTCTTTAGTTTAGATGCTTGGCAAGAGCTTGGTAACTATGGAGCGAGTGAGGGTATCGCTTCACTTCCTGATATGGCAGAGATGGTGGCGATGCTTCCACTTTACTACGCTTCAAGACAACAAGAGAGTGCGGAACATAGAGCTAAGAATGAGGGAAGAGTAAAACCTACTAAAGCGGATTATCTTTATACTGCACCTACAACGATTGGAAGTATCATACTTGATAGATTTGGTTTAGAGGGTATGACAAAAGAAGTTGTTAAAAATGTTGGTAAAGATGCCCTTGATGGTTCACTTAAAGATGTTGTTAAAACAATCACTAAAGAGATGGGCAAAGGTGGCTTTAGAGAGGGTGTGACCGAGGGAGTACAAAATCCTTTAGAGAAGTTCGGTGAAGAGGTAGGAACTAAAAAAGGTCTAAGTAGTGTTGGCGAATATGCTGATGAGGCACTGGCTGGATTTGTAGCTGGTAAAGTTATGGGTGCTGGTATGAGCGGAACCACTGCTACTGGTACAGAGGTGTTTAATGTTTACACAAAAGAGAAGCAAGAACAGACTCGTGATGCTTACATACTTGAACAATACAAGAAAGATGTTCTTGGTAATGGACTTACTACTACTGTAAATGAAGATGGACTTGTAATCTTTAAAAATGGACTTGATGCAAAAGTTAAAACTATACAGAGTGAGTTTGAGAACTTAGTTATCAATAATCCTGAAATAGAGATACCAATAGAAGCAGTTGAAGATATAGCAGTTCAAGAGCAAGTAGTAGAACAAGCTAAAGCAGAGGGTCTTGATGTTAGCAGTGATGGCGGACTTAATGCGATAGATAAAGGCTTTAAAGAGTTAGAGGCTGAGATAGGAGATGTTGATGCACCGCTTGAGCCTAAAGGTGTGGATGTAGAAGTAGAGGCAGTTGTTGAGCCTGTAACTAAACCAGTGATAGAGACTCCTAAAATAGATACAGCAAGACTCAAAGAGCTGCAAGAAAAAACAGAAGATGAACTCACTACTGATGAGAAGTTTGAGTTAGAAGATCTGCAAGATGAAGTTAAACAGATAAGAGAACTTGGCAGTGATGAACTTCTTGATAGTGATAGAGAGGTTCTTGATGAGATAGATGGTGTAGAAGTTGAGCCACAGTTAGAAGAAGTTGCTGAAGAACCATCAAGCAAGAGCGTTGAGTATGTTGATAGTGATGCTTTTAAAAAATCACAAAAGATATTTACTAAGTTTGTAGCGGATGAGACTACAGAAGATTATAATCTTGATGAAGCTTTTAAAGAGTTTTGGACTACAAACAAAGGGCAGAGCCTTAATGATTTTAAAACCTACTTTGATAAGAATAGAGAGAGTTTTAAAAAAGCACCAACAATAGATGAAGCTAGAGACAGTGCTAGAAAGAAAAAGAAGCCTGCTCCTAGTCATATTGCTGAGCAGTTAGACCTTAATGAAAAACTGTATGCTGATGATGAGACTAAGCTTGCAGAAGAAAATGCAAAACTATTTAAACCAAACAAAAGTGAAGAGTCTAAGATAAAAGGCTTAGGTAAAGATGAGATAAACAGACTTGATGATGAGTACTTTAAAGAGAAGTTTAGTGAGCTTGAAGTAAATAGAGCTTATGACTTTTTATCTACTGCAACTAAAAAGACAACTGCTCAACAAGGTTCACTTAGTTTTGAGGGAACGCAGAACAATCTCTTTGAT